ACTTAAAAGTGTTACATCTGGATCCTTTAATTTAGACTTAAGCCAAGTAACAGCATCTTCTATATATTTGTTAACTTCTTCTGTTGTAAAAAACAATCTTAATATAAGTGGTAATTTTAAATATAAATCTGATATGACTCGGCTATATTTAGCGCTACCAGTTGCGCTGCCTAATTCCTTTTCTGCTTTAACTACAAGACTATAGATTATCTCTTTAACCAGGTCCTTCTTACCCCTCTTATATAGGACCGCTAGTATTACTACCACTCCAACTACTAGTAGAACATCTGTCCAGTAAGCCAATAATAAAGCTTGTAAAAATATTAATATGTTCATTTCAATAATTCCCCCTAAAATTTATTTTAAATATTGAGTAGAAACAAAACCACCATGATTTCCAAAATAAATTGAAGTCCATCCATCAGGGAAACTCCTATCTATTTTTACTTTTTCGCCCTTTTTAAGCTTGCCAACAATATTATTTGTAATACCCCTGCTACTCCTGACATTTAAAACACTTGCTGTAACAGTTTTGTATACAACAGCAGAAACTACAGGATAAATTTGCACTCCCTTAGTGTTATAAACTTCAAACCCTGGATGAGCATCTACATGTTTTTTTGCCTTGTCCAAATCCTTAAATGCACCAATTTGACTTGAAACATTTGCCCAGCTCTCTCTTACCCTATACCATTGAGTACTAGAGGTTGCAGGCACTACAATTATTGGTTTAGGTGTTATTACTGGAGTTGCTTTTATTGTTCCTATTAGAGCTTCTACAATAGCCCTTGCAATAGCCTTATACCCAATTTTTAAGTAATGGTTAGCATCTGCGGTATCTACAAAACAGACCTCAATTAACATAGATTTTGCTTTTGTTTTTCTGATTACATAAAGGCCTTTACCATCCTTAACCCCTCTATTCCTAAATCCTAGTTTGGTTATATTTGAGCATACGTCAATGGCATCTTGATGTTGTCTGCCCATATATGTATAGGTTTCAACACCTACTCCGCCACCTGCATTAAAATGTATTGCAATAAACCAATCAAGGTCCTGCCTATTAGCTTGATTCATTATTAAAGATAAACCCTGAGTTACTGAATTTGCATGGTCCACAGTACAATTAATTGCATTGTGCCCATATTCTTTTAATAGTCTTCTGACCTCATTACCAACTATTCTTGTTTGAACGCCCTCGTTTATGATCCCTACAGCTCCAGTACCATATCCACTTATTGTATGTCCATCATTTACACCTATATTCATAATGCTTTCCTCCTACATCTTTGAATTAAAATACATAAATAAATTGGTTGCAACAAATACTAAAAACCCACCTGCAATAACTTTTAAACTCCACATTATTATTGTTAAAGTAATTTCTTGACGTATGTTGCTTGTTTTAATTTCATTTATAATTTCTGTTTGTTTTATCATTGCTGCATCTGTTTTCTCTGCTGATTTTTCTAGTTGTGTAAGTCTATGTTCTGTGCCCTCGTCGCCCATATCTACCTCCGTATTTTTTATTTATATCTTTAGTTTTGGAGGATATATAAAATGTCCTTCATTATTGCGGGCCCTCATAAATTTGAGGGCTATTATTTAAATCAGATTATAAAAACCACCACCACCAAATAGGTCCTCACCTCCTTTTTGCACATGAAATAGACACCCTATTAAGAGTGCCTATATCTTATTATTTAGATTTAACGCTAACTAGTTCATATTTTCCAAGTATGTCTCAACTAAGGTGTAACTACAGGCACACCATTTTCATCAAGTCCCATTACTAACAATTCTGCTCTAACTGCATCTTGTAAACTAAGTGGAACATCTGCGAATATTTTTGAACCATAAACTATTAATGTTACAAATACCATTACCATATTATTACCTCCTAGTAATTTATTTATAAGAAAAAGCCTAAGCATCTAATAACGCTTGGACTTCTACTTTTAAAACTGTTGGAACATCATTCATTGTTTTTAATCCTGCTTTTATTAAAGTGTAAAATACTTGTGCCATAATATACCTCCTATAAACCAAGTTGTGACATATAAATATCGACCATGCCACTCATTAAAGTCATCTGATTATCTAATAAAACTTGACTTGTAGGTTGAGGTATTGGAGCATTAATATCAATTAAAGTACCCCAAACTATAGCCCCACTAACTATATTATAATAATATACACCGAATTTATCGGAATATTGTCCCCATGTTAATTGAATAACTCCTACTGTGCTTTTAACTCTTTCTGTTAAACTTGCATAAGATAAGAAATCTTGGTCTAATGTAGTTTCAACTACACTACCCTTACGTTCTCCAATTTCTTGTATTACATTTCCTGTTGCTAGGTCGTAATATATTTTCTTTGCTATTTTCAATATTGACACCTCCTATTCATATGCTTCCCATGTGTGATTAGTAGGTACAGAAACCCCACTAGAGCATGTAAATCCATCTCCATTGATTGTTGCACTGTTTTGTACAGTGCCTTTTACCATAGTTGAATAATTTGGATAAGCAACATCACTAATTATGAAATAATTAGTTTGGTTAAATACAAGCACTAAACTTGGTCTAAAGCTTAATCCAGCAACAGTGAATGGATTACCTACGCCACTAGTATTGACTGCTGTGCCACTTGCATATCCTTTACCTTTTACTAAAGTTCCTGTAACATCAAAGATACTTTTGCCACTTAAAATATTACTTGCGATTAAATCTGAATCACCACTTATTGTTTGATTACCACTTAAATATTTTCCTGCTGTTATTGTTTGTGTTGATGTACTTGGTGTATAAGTTTGTGAGCCTTTACTCGCTATTGTACCAACTAAATCAGTATCATCGCCATTACTAAATGTTCTTGGTGCTAGTACATCACCAACAAGGGCATCTCCCGTTGCACTAGCTTTGATAAAAAAACAATCTGATGTCGAGTTATACCAAACTGTTACCGCTTTCCCTGCGGTTAATGATGGAGCGATAGTAGTATTTGGCTTATATAATGGCTTACCGTTAATTGTTGTTGCTACTCCACCATTATCCGCACTTACTATAAAAGTTTTAGTAAACAAATCTGTTAATGTTGTAATTGCTAAAGTTATTGCAGTAGCAGTTCCTGTTGCTAGTTGTGTCGAACTATCAGCCAAGGATGCAACAACACTTGCATCATCATAAACTTTAGTTTCAGTTCCATTAATCTTAATATTTCCATTTGTAGTAGAACTTAAAACTAAACTTCCACTACCAACTTGCGCGATTAATATCCACTTTGTAATATCAGTAGGTAGGACTCCTGTACAAGCTACAATATTTTGATAAGTACTACCTGCAGAGGTAACTTTATTGAGCGGGATATAACTATGTGCATTGTCATAAACCTCTAATAACTTAAAAGCTGTGTTATTATTTTGCCTGATGGTTTCATTCGTTAATCTAGTACCTTCAGCAGTCGCTCTAGTACCTTCAGCAGTTACTCGACTTCCCTCACTTGTGACCCTCGCACTCTCTGCGGTTACTCTATTTCCCTCACTTGTAACTCTAGCACTTTCAGTTGTTACCCTAGATGCTTCATTTGCTAGTCGTATTACCTCTTGCGCTTGAATTGCTCCACCTACTGCAATATCATTATCTAACTCTGTTTTAAGGGCAGTACCTGTAGTAATATCACTTTTTAATGCTACATCTAAAACATTGCCTGTTGAAATATCTGCTTTTAAAGCTATATCTAGAGCATTGCCAGTAGTTATATCACCTTTCAATGTAGTATCTAAAGCATTACCTGTAGTAATATCACTTTTTAAAGTTGTATCTAATATAGTACCTGAAGATATTCCATTATCCAATGCTATTTTAAGAGCTTCAATCGTGGGCACACTTACCAATGCTTCTTCAACTGAATTTAAAGCTGTAGTTAATGCTGTAAATTCAGATGTACTCTCTATGGCCAGATCGTCTCTAATAACACTAGAAACTGTAAAATCAAAAGTTACTGACGTTAATATTTCCCCAGCAGTACCATAAATAGTTATTTCACTTGCTACTAATCCAGCGCAACTTAATGCTTGGGTAGTTAATAGACAACTTAACTTGCCCGTTAGAGCAACATCTAATGCACAATCTAAAAACACTTTTGTTCCATCTGATTTTTTAAAATAGATCCTTGCAGTTGTGCCTGTTAAATCGTAATTAATGCCACTATTAAAGATATTAATTACAAACTTATGACTATTAGTATCATTCTTTTTAATTATAATAGATTTATTCATATTGATTTTATTTATCAAATCTATATTTATAATATGTTCTATTGGTTTTATCATATAACCACCTCCATTTTTAAACTAAAAAAGCAACCCTATTGAGTTGCTTCGTTTTTTTGTAATACCTCTGTAACACTTTTCTGATATTCTTCTCTTTCCTTATTTACTATCTGTGATGTTTCCATGTCTATTCGTTGTTTTATATCAACTAAAATAAGCTGCAATATTGTTGCGGGTAATTTAGCATTTACCATTTCCTTAAATATACTTTCTTTTGCATCTTCTATCTTTAAATTTATACTTCTTTCCACTACCATTTTATGTTCCTCCTATTTTTTAAAGTTGTTTGCTTGTTCCACCACTCGCATATAACCATGTGCCTGTATCTCTTATGTCTAAATAAGAACCTGCATTTGCGTGTAAAATTAATCTGTTTGTCAAACATTCTAAATAACAATTGTTTGGTAAATATACTATATCACCAAGAAATTGAGTATAATTACTAGCAACAAAGGAATAAGATGTGTAATTAGAACTTACCCATGATTGTGTTGCTAAATTCGTGCTACCATACATATAAAAACCACTTCCAGCTTCAACTGTCCAATTACCGTCTAAAGATGCAGACGAACCCCCTCCAACAATACTTCCAACGACTTGTTCATCTAAACCATAAAGTTGCATTGATGGATAATTATTTACAGTATCAAATCCAATTTTAAGCCTTAATGAATTTAGATGATAATAAGAAGTGTATTGGTCATATAACATTGTAAAATTTGAAGTATTACTGGTTCTTATGAGCGTTCCTGTTATTGAGCCCCCAGTTATACTAACACCACTTATCGTCCCTGCACTTATACTAGCGCCAGTTATTGTTCCCGCGCTTATAGATGAGCTAGCTATTGTTCCTGCAGTTATAGTTGGAGAAGTTATAGTTGCTCCACTACCTAATGTTAAATTTGTTCCATCATATATCATTCCACCATCACCAAAATTAAATGTTCCATCCGTCATATTTATTTCAGTTTTACCATTTGTAGACTGTAATAATCCAGTTTTTATTAAATTAGCATTTAATATACCAGTTGTTATAAAATCTGCAACAATTGCACCATTTTGCGTAATGGCAGTACCAAAAGTACCATAATATCCATCAGACGAAAATCCTAAACCACCATTATTCCATCTCCATACATTAGTCATTGTGTTTATGTCTTTGGTGTCACCTATTATTATTTCGTTTTCCCTAACTGTTACATAAGAGTTTTTAAGTCCAGCTTTTATAAGAAGAGATGCGTTATCTTTGGCTTGTTGCAGTACACTTTCTGTGCTATCCATAGATTCTAAAAACTCTGTAATTTGTTTTAGTGTAA